CTATGTCGCGTTGACCGCCATCAAAAGCCCTTCCGCCTTGGCCAAAGCTTGGGCTTCGTCGGCGGCCGGGAACAGGTGTCCATAGACGTCATAGGTCATCTGGATCGACGCATGTCCCATCCGGTTCTGGACCGCCTTCGGCGACAGCTCGAGCCCGCCATCCGACTTGGCGTTGATGCACCATGAGGCGTACCAGTGCCGCAGCGCGTGCATCCCCGTGTACTTAGCGGCGAGGATCGGCTTGCCCTCTTCGTCCACCTTGCCCGTCTCGACTGCCACGCCGGCCTTGATCATCGTCGGATGGAGCCCGCGGTTGATGATGTTGCCGAGGCTTTCGACGTTGCCGGCGGCGTTCGGGAAGACGAGATCGAGTTCGCTTTTCGGGCAGGCCAGACGCCATTCCTTCAGCGTATTGATCACCATCGGCGTCAACGGGATCGAGCGTTGTCCTGCCTCGCTCTTCGGCGAGCCGATCGCGTTGAACCTGTCGGCACGCTGCCGGACGTGGATCACCGCCTTGTCGAGATCGACATCTCGCCACGGCAGGCCGCGCAACTCGCTCGCCCGCATCCCGGTAAAGATGGCTGTGATCAGCAAGGGCCTATAGCGGCCCGTAGCGGCCTCCAGGATCGCGCGGACCTCTTCCCGCGTCGGAATGTCCACCCCGTACCGGAGGCGAGCCTTCTGGCGTTTCTCTGCCTTGGCGGCACCTTTCCCCCTTCGCTTCGACATCTCATGGACGGCGTTGCGCACGACAAGACCGCGCTCCTGGGCGTCGGAAAGGATGCTGCCGAGGCTCACCGTCACCCGCTTGACCATGGCGGCCGATCGGCCTTCCTCGCGTAGCTTCTCCTGGAAGGCTCGCACCGAGGGCACCGTGATCTTGTTCAGCTTCGTGGCGCCGATGAACGGATCAATGTGCAGCTCGACATGCTGGCGATATTGGTCCGTGGTGGACCGCTCCAGGCCCGCGCCTTCGCAAGTCTTCAGCCACAGCGCACCGGCTTCCTTGACCGTGACCGTCGCGCTGTCGGCGACGTGAACGCCCTCTCGAACTTCGACCGAGGCCGTGGCGGCGAAGGCGTCGGCTTCCTTCTTGCGCTGGAATGTGCGCAGCCGGCGCTTGCCGGTTCCGTCCACATAGTCGCAGACCCATGCCGTTTTCTCGACGCCCTTCGTCGTCCAGGTGCGCTTGCGGATGCTCACTTGTCGCTATCCTCGTCGTCGAGCTCCTCGCGGCTGTACTCGATCGCCTCTTCCCGGGCTTTTTCCCGCTTGTAGATCTGGTCTCGCCACTTCGCGAGATCCCGCCTCATGTGCTTGCGAACGTCCCCGTCCACTTCGGGAACTTGCCCGTTCGCGATCGCTTCCGCAGTCTCCAAGATCTGCTCAGCTATCGCGTCAATGGCCCCCTCATAGCCTCGCACCTTCCGAAAGGCGCCCATCAACGTAGCAATATCCCTTAAGCGCACATCAAGCGGCCAGGGCTCTGGATACTCCTTCTCCAGGGTCCGGATGATCTCCTCGTTCATAGAACGACCGCTGCGCTCGGCGGCGCTCTTTACCCGGTCGCGTAGCCCCCGAGGAAATCGGAGCATGTATTGGTCCGCTCCACGACCCGCCTTTGCCATTTCCACTGACCCCCAATTTTCACGTAGCACTGTCTTAGGTATCGCTTGACGTCAACCCTAATACGGTAGTACCCCTACGACCGTCTTATGAACGAAAGGTTACCGGGAATGACGAACGAGACTGATGAGCCCCTTGATCTGGTGTGGGGCATCAAGGCAATCGCGAAGCTGATCGGCCGAACGGAGCGGGCGACCTACGCCATGTGCGCAGACGGCAAGCTGCCGGCGCGGCGCGTGGGGGAACGTTGGGTGGCGAAGCGCGAAGCGCTGGAGCGGTTCTTCGCCGAGGTCGACGCCGCATGACCCACCAAACAGAAAGGCCCGGCCGGTGCGCCAACACCGCCGAGCCCGATTCCTCAGAACTTCCCCCGAAAGGAACCCCGATGAATGAGGGTAACGATACCACGCCGGCCGAAGAGGCGGCAAGCGAAGTGACATTCAAGGCGCTGATCGAGGCGGTTCACCACTTGGAGACGCCGCTTTCGAACGCCAAGAGCGCCGCCAACGTCCTAAGCCTGTTGGTGGAGAACAACATGGATCACGTCGACCTACTCGGCGGTAGTCGGGTGGTCATCCTCAACGAATCCACCGCCGAAGCGATCACCTGGAGCGTCTACCACTCCGAGCAGTTGGTGAAGGATTTCTACGCTTGCTGGGACCGCGTCAACGATCTCGCCTTCGCTCTGCGGAGGGCGGTGCGATGATCGCTGAGGCTCAAGCGATGATGGCTGACGCTTTCCGCGACTTGGAAGGTCCGCTCTACGAGGCGAAGGATCACGTCAACGCATTGTGGGTGCTGTGCAATCTCACCCTGGCCGATCTCGGACACCGATCCCTCTCAGAAGAAGAGGAGGATGCTTTCGTTCACCTAATCGGGGAGGCGGTGGATGCGAACCGCCGGCTCACCGAGGAATGGAACAAGCGCTGGAGCGAAGCGGTGCAACTCGACAACGCGGCGGAGCTGGCAAACCGAAGGAAGTCGTCATGAGCACGGTTCCCGTCGGCGGCAGCACCGGCCTTGATCACGAAAGCAGCGAGGCGGTCACCCTGGCGGCCCGCTGGCTGGCCACCACGCCACCGGATCAGCATCCGCGGCCGATCGTGCCCGAGTTGCGGCGCCGGTTCGGCTTGAACCCTGTTGAAGCCTGTCAGGCGCTTCGCGAGGCCAACCTGATCAAGGCGAGGGCGACATGAGCGCGCGCGTTCTGAAATGGCTTGGTCGTCAGACGATCAATGACCGGACCCTCACCACAATCCTGCGGACGCTCGCAGAAGCCGCCGACAAGGCGGGGTGCGTGTCTCTTCGCCAAGATGAGATCGCCAGCCGTGCGCTCATCACTGACCGAGCCGTACGCTCCGGGCTGAACCTCCTCGAACACTTCGGCGTCGTCAATCGTCAGTCCCGCGGCGCGAAGAAAGCGGGACGCATGGCTGACCTGATCACGCTCGCGATTGATCGTGACTTCGCCATCTCGAAGGAGGATGTTTCAGAAGGCCGTCGTTCCGGTTGCACCACTGCCAATTACCGGAAGCGTGGTTCCGGTTGCCCCAGGGAACATAACCGGAACGAAATTCCGCCTGGAGAAGCTGCCCTAACCTCTGAAAAAGTGCCGGACATATATATAGTACGCGCGCGCGCGTTTAACTTCGACGCTGCGACTGTTAAAACGCTGAAGGAAGCGAGAGCGCGGGTGTGGAAGGAACGGGAAAAGTGGCGCGCTCGATTGACCTATCAGGGGATGACTCTCGACCTTGGAAGGCATGAGTGCCGAGAGCTGGCCGAGGCTGAGTGCCGGGTCCGCCTTCTCGACATGGCCCATGCCTCTCAGGCGAAGTCAGGCACGCCTCGCGAGCCGGTCATCAATTCTGATCTTCAAAAGCTTGAAGGCGAAGCCCTCTGCGATTGGCTGGATTCGCCTCATCCTCAAGACGGGCCGGGCCGCGCAGCGGACCGGCCGAGGGTCCGGGCCAAAAGCCCGGGCGGGGGTGTGGGGGTGAAGCCCCCACTATCCGAAGGACAGAGCTCTACGTTCCGCGCGCGAGGTGCAGCATGATCGTTGAGAAAGGGCGCTCCTATCTCGACAGTCTTGGCCGCCGCTTTGAGTGTCGTGGCTTCGGAGAAAGAACCGGTCTCGCCATGGGTTATGCCGTCGATCTGCGCCGCAAGAATCGAAGGCACAGACCCGCCGGCTTTGATGAGCAGAAAGGCGACGTGCTCGGCTGTACGGGGACGTTCCTCGTCTGCCCTTGGCCGGACAACGATTGGACCGTCGTTGCCTATGGCGAGCAGCGCAACCGACCGACCGGAGGCGATGCCGCATGACGCAAGACATCACCCCTCGCAGCTTCGACCGGCTCGCCGTCCGGGACGGCAAGTCGGCGCCAAGGATCATCTGGACCCTGGCGGCGATCGGCCGTGAGATTGGCGTCGGTCCTGACTTCGTGCGGGATACCCTAGCGAAGCAGCCGGGCTCGCCGGTGAAGGAACTCGGCGGGCGCTACTATGCCTTCGAGGATGCCCTGATCTCATATATGCGGGGAACCGATGGGACGCGGTCTTAGCACTCTCCAGCGCGACCTATTGATGGTGCTTCAGGAGTATCCGAAGCCGGGCAACTACGGGCCGAAGTTCGCCCGGCCAAGGGACTTGATCGCGGCGCTAGGGCTGGAGAATACTGCGGCGACGCGAGCGGCTGTCTCGAAGGCGCTCCGGCGCCTTGCCGAGCGAGATCTGCTCACTGTCTACAGGGCCGAGGTGCGGCTCCAGGGCAATGGCTATCGGTACGGACCGGCTATCGGCTAACAACGTAACAGGTTGGCCCCTTGTTAGCCGATACAGCCAGGAGCCCCTTACACCCCTGTAAAACCACGAAATACCCTCTCAAACCGTTCGTAGTTTCGGGCGGGGATGGCGCATAAGCTGGGAATGCGCTGGCCGTTCACCCGATCTGCACCGCTTGAGACAAGAGACGAGGACCTATCCGACGAGTATGGTGTTCTCGCCGCTTTGTGGTCTGGCGCCTCGGCGGGCACCGTGGCCATCTCCGGCGCAGAGGCGCTGCGCATTCCCGCCGTCGCCAACGCGGTCCGCGTCATCTCCGAAGCCGCCGCGACCCTCGACCTTCGGGTGATGGAGATCGGCGCCGATGGCGTCGAGACGGAAGACCGGACGCACCCTATCGGCGTCATGCTGCGCGGCGACGTGAATGGCTGGACGTCCGGCTTCGACCTTATCCGCGACCTGACGGCGGATGCCCTCACCCGCGATTGGGGCGGGCTCGCCTATGTAAACCGCATACGCGGCGAGATGCGCGAGATCGTGCGCTATCAGCCCGCCGCGATCAGTGTCACTTATGATCCCTGGACCGGCGAGCCGACCTATAGGATTGAGGGGCAGATCATCCCCTCGGCGAATGTCCTGCATGTGCGCGGGCCTTTCGACCGCTCGCCGCTCTCGCTCGCCGCCGAGGCTATCGGCGTTGCTCGCGAGATGGAGCGCCACGCCGGCAACCTGTTCAAGCGTGGCGCCAAGCCCGGCGGCCTGCTCAAGACCTCGAAAAGCGTCGGCGACAAAGGCGTCAAGCGGATGATCGCCGCATGGCGCGCCGCCCATGAGGGCAGCGACAACGCCGGCAAGACGGCGATCCTCTACGACGGCGCCGAGTGGCAGCAACTGGCGCTGACCAGCGTCGACTCGCAGTTCCTCGAGCTGCGCAAGTTCCAGGTGATCGAAATCGCCCGCGCGTTCCGGGTGCCGCCCTCGATGCTCTACGAGCTGGACAGGGCGACGTGGTCGAACTCCGAGCAGATGGGACGAGAGTTTTTGACTTTCACACTGGAGCCGTGGCTTCGCGCTCTGGAAACGGCCCTCGGTCGGGCCCTGTTCTCCCGCGAGGAGCGCGCCCGCTACCGCTTCAGCTTCGATCGCGACGACCTGACCCGCGCCGACATGATTGGTCGCTCACAAGCGATCTCGTCGCTCATCGCGTCTCGCGTGATTAACCCGAATGAGGGCCGCAACTGGCTTGGCCTCGGCCCGCGCGATGGTGGCGAGGAGTACGCCAACCCCAACACCGGCAGCAACCAGCCCGGCGCCGCCGCACCGCAGGAGCCCAAGGCCAATGACGCTTGACGATATCCTTCACAACGTCGCCGATCAGGACAAGGGCCGCGAGTTCCAGCTTGTCGACCCTGTCACGGGCGCTCCGACCGGCATCAAGCTTTGGATCGTCGGACCCGATTCGGACACGGCCAACCGGGCGCGGATCGGCCTCTATGACGAGCTGGCCGAGATGGCGGACGCCGACGGCAAGGTCAGCGCCGAGAACCGCGAGAAGGCGCGTCTCAACTGCCTCGCCCGCCATGTGCTCCGCTGGGAAATCGTCGAGGACGGCCAGCCCGTGCCGTTCACGACCGCGAACCTCCTTCGGCTTCTCAAGGTGCAGTGGTGCCAGGCGCAAGTCGACGCCTTCGCCTCCGACCGCGTCGCCCATCGGGGGAATGTCTGATGGACCATCGCGACCTTGAGTTTCGATTTGCGGTCAGCGAGGCCGGCGAGTTCGAAGGATACGCCGTGCTGTGGGGCCAGAAGAACTTTCATGGCGAGGTCTATCTTCCCGGCACCTTCAAGCGCTCGCTGGCCGAACACCGCGCCAACGGCACCTTCCCGGCGATGCATTGGGCGCACCGCTCCGACCGCGTTCCGGGCGTCTGGACTGACATCGCGGAAGACGCCAAGGGCCTTCATGTCCGTGGCAAGCTCCTCCTCGACACGACGGACGGCAAGGACGTTGCCGCGATCATCCGCGAGCGCGCCGCCACCGGGCTTTCCATCGGCTTCCGCGCCGCCAAGAGCATGATGCAGCGCGGCGTTCGCATCATCCGCGACCTGGACCTCGCTGAAATCTCGGTGGTGTCCAACCCCTCCGCCAACCTCGCCCGCATCTCCTCCTATCGCCACGGCCGCCCGATCGAGGGCACGGTGGCCTTCGTCGACGCCTGCCGCAAGGCCCGTTGCGCCCTCGTCATGAAAGGACATTGAGCATGGATCGAGAGTTCATCCTCGAAACCCGAGAAGCGTCGGAAGACGATCCGCTCGCCGAAGCGACGGCCGTCGTCGAGGAGCTGCGCACCGGCTTCACTGAGTATCGCGCCGACGCCGAGGCGACGCTTGCCGAAATGCGCCAGCAGATCGCCGACCTCGAAACCCGCATGGCACGGCCACGCGGCCAGGGCACACCGAGCAATGACGAGGTGCCGCTTGAGCGCCGCGCCTTCACGAACTTCCTGCGCGGTGGCCGCGAGGCCATGGAAGCAGAGGAAGTCCGCGCCCTGATCGTCGGCGACGACACCAAGGGCGGCTATCTCGCGCCTGCCGAATTCGTGGCCGAGGTGATCAAGGGCATCGTCGAGGTTTCCCCGATCCGGCAGGCCGTGCGCGTCGGCTCGACCTCTTCCGGCTCTGTCATCCTGCCGAAGCTCACCAGCCGCCCGACCGCCCATTGGGTCGGAGAGGACGAGGAGCGCCAGGAGACGACGCAGACCTATGGTCAGATCGAAATCCCGGTGCATGAGGCCGCCTGCTTCATCGACGTGTCGCAGCGGCTCCTCGAGGACAGCGCCATCAACGTCGAAAGCGAGGTGGCGACGGAACTCTCGACCGAGTTCGGCCGCCTGGAGAGCAGCGCCTTCGTCAATGGCGATGGCGTCAAAAAGCCGCTCGGCATCATGAATGCCGTCGTGCCGCAGTACCTCAACGGCCACGCCACGACACTGAGTGCCGACGCGCTGGTCAAGCTCATGTACGACCTGCCGGCGCTCTACCGGAACACCGGTTCGTGGCTGATGAACGGCACGTCGCTCGGCATCGTGCGGACACTGAAGGACGCCAACGGCAACTATCTCTGGCAACCGTCCATCCAGGCCGGACAGCCCTCGACGCTCCTCGGCCGCCCGGTGATCGAAGATCCCGAGATGCCGGATATCGAGGCGAACGCCTTTCCGATCCTCTACGGCGATTTTGCCCGCGCGTACCGGATCTATGATCGCGTCCAGCTCTCCATCCTTCGCGATCCCTACACCGTGGCCACGAAGGGCCTGGTTCGCTTCCACGCGCGTCGTCGCGTCGGCGGCGGCCCGGTACTCACCGAGAGCCTTCGGAAGCTCAAGATGGCCACCGCCTAAGGAGAGACGCCCATGCGCGACATCGTCCACAACATCAAGGCCGTGGTGGCCGCCGCGTCGGCGACCCGCTCGGCCTCCTTCACCGGCGATCCCGTCGACCTTCTCGGCTTCGACAGCGTCGCCCTCGTCGTCAACACCGGCGCCGTCACGGGTGCCGGCGACATGACGGTGAAGCTTCAGGAGAGCGACACCACGACCGCCGACGACTTCACCGACGTCGATCCCGACCACCTCCAGGGCGACGGCCTCGCCGATCCGCTGGAGGCGAACTCGACGACCAAGATCGGCTATCGCGGCTTCAAGCGGTATCTGCGGGCCGTGCTCACCTTGAACAGCGGCACCAGCGTTTCGACCGGCGCCCTGTTCATCCTCGGAAACGCCCACGACCGCCCGGTGGCCTGACATGCCGTCTCGCGCTCCCCGTGCCTGTGGCCTTTGTGGTGGCGTCCATGCCCACGGCGAGCGCTGCCCGAAGGCCGAGGCACGGCACAAGGAGCGCAAGGCGCTGTCGGACAAGAAGCGGCCGAGCGCCAAGGCCCGTGGCTACACGGCCGAATGGGCGCGCGAGAGCAAGCGTTTCCTCGCTGTCTTCTCCTCCTGTCGCCGGTGCGGCGCGCCGGCGACCCTCGTTGACCACATCAAGCCGCACAAGGGCGACAAGGCCCTCTTTTGGGACCGCCGCAACTGGCAACCCTTGTGCACCTCCTGTCACTCCGGCGCGAAGCAGAGCCAAGAGCGCCTTTCCTCAAAGGGAGCCTGACCCATGGCTAACCTTCTGTTTGCCACCGCCGGCAGCAAGCTTGAGATCGGTGGCCCGCTCGCCTTCGAAGGCACCGACTTCGTTAAGGCTGACTTCGACACCGCAATGGCCAGCGCCGTCGTCATCGGCGGAACGACGAACTTGGGCAGTGCTGGCGACACCTCCAGCCTGATCACATCTGACCAGATCGCGGTAAGCCGCACCCGCAAGGCCAAGGGCACGCGCAACGCCGGCTCGATGGAGATCCTCTGCGACCTCGATTACAGCGACCCCGGCCAGCTCGCCCTGATCGCGGCCGAGAAGACGCCGCACTCATATGCCTTCCGGCTCACATTCAACGATGCTCCTGCGGGCGGCACGCCCTCGCAGCGCCTGTTCGTCGCCCTCGTCATGAGCGTGAGCGAGCAGCTCAACGAGGCGAACAACACGGTGAAGCTCGCCACGACGCTGGAGATCGATTCGAACATCGTCAGGGTCGCGGCGGCCGAGGCGTGACAGGTCCGGGGGTGGTCATGAACTTTTGGCCACCCCAAGGGACCGGCGCGGGTAGCACGACGCGAAACCAAGCGGTTTCCGCTCCTGTTTTCTGAAAGGCGACAATGGCGCTCACCGTCAACGATTTGAAGACGCACTGCAACGTCACCGGCGATGATGACGACGCGGTTCTGACGCCTTCTCGGGGCTGCTGTGGCCTATGTGGAGGCGCAGATCGGCTTTGCCCTGGGCGATGCCGTCGAGTTTCCTGACGGCACGCCGGCAGACGTGGAGCAGGCCGTGCTCATGGTGGCGGCGCACTTCTACGAGAACCGCGAGGCCACCCTCGTCGGCGTCAGCGCGCAGGAGATGCCGATCGGCGCTCTCGACATCATCCGCGAGCACCGGAGGTATAGTTTTGGCTGACGATGGCGGGCTCTCCAAGCTTCAGAAGCGCTTTGCGGCGATCCCTGAGGACGTGCGGCAGGCCGGCGCACGATCGGCATTGAAGCAGGCCGAGGCGATGGCGGCGACCATGCGTCGGCTCGCGCCGGAGGACAGCGGCGACCTGAGGGACAGCATCACAGTCACGCCCGGCGGGCAGTCGACGCCGCGCTATTCGCAACCGGGCGGCTCCTCTGTCGTGCCTGAGAACGCGGCGGCCGTGACGGTCGGCAACAGCGACGTGCGCTATCCGCACCTCGTCGAGTACGGCACCGCGAAGGCGCCGGCACAGCCCTATTTCTGGCCGGCGGTTCGGCTCCACAACAAGAAGGCAAAGGCCGCGATCAAGAGCGCGATCCGCCGCGCCGTGAAGAAGCGGGGCACGTCATGAGCGACTATCAGATCTTTTTGCTTGTTTTCTCCGGCTTCCTGATCGGCTGGGCGTTGCGAGGGATGGCGAAATGAGCGCAGCCCTTGCCGTCCAGAAGGCCATCCGCGCTCGGCTGGTGACGTCCATCGAAATTTCGATGCACGTCCCGGCCGCAAATATCCTCGACAGGAACAGCCGCCCGGCACCGGACCCGAGCATCATCATCGGCGAAGACCAGGAGGTCGAAGAGGGCGACATCGCCCGGCGCGTGGTGCGCGTCTACAGCACGTTGCACGTCTGGAAAAAAGAGCCCGGCCTCGTCGGCGTGAAGACCATCGCCGGGGCGATCCGGGCGGCGGTACGTCTCGGCAATTTTGCGGAGACGTCTGGCTTCCACTTCGGCGACTGCCGCGTTTCGTCGACCCGCTTCCTCCGCGATCCTGACGGAGAAACCGCCCACGCCGTGGTGACGATCGAAACCCTTGTCAGCGAGGTCGACTGATGCGCGCCGGCAAGCTCGACAGGATCATCACGATAGACGCCTACACCGCCGGCGAGCCCGACGAATACGGCAATTCCGTTCCCGGCTGGAACGGTTTCGCGACCCTCCGGGCGCAACTCGTCAGCATGTCCACCGACGAATATCTCCGGGCTTATGGCGAAATTTCCGAGAGCGTCATCGTCTTCCGTACGCGGTTCCTCGACGGCGTCACCACGACGCACCGCGTCGGTTATGAGGGCCGGCATTTCAACATCAAGGAGGTGAAGGAAATCGGCCGCCGCAAGGGCCTGGAGCTGCGCTGCGAAGAGGTGCGGAGCTGATGGCGCGCGGACGGAAGGCAGAGTTGAAGGCGGTCGACGGCGGCCTTGCTGGCGTGCCTCATGCGCCGGAGACGATACCCGCCGCGCTCCGCGGCGAGTGGAACGCGATCGCGGCCGACATGGTCGCGCGGAAGATCTTGACCACGCCCGCGCTCGGCCTCCTCGAAACCTACCTGATCGCGCGTTGGACCGTGCAGGAGGCACAGAAGGCGATTGCGGCCGATGGCGTGCTGGTGAAGGGCGCACACGGCGCCCCAAAGCCAAACCCCGCTTCCGGGCTCCTGTCGAAGGCGCTGGAGAGCGTTGCGCGCCTTGGGGCGGAGCTCGGCATCACGCCGGCCGCACGATCGAAGGGACAATTCCAGGCCAAGGGAGGGCAAGCCGATGAAGGCGCGCCGGCCGACTTGGATCTTTGACGACAGCGAAATCGAAGACCCGTTCGGACATGGAGAGCGGGCCGTCGACTTCCTGAAGCGTCTCCATCACCCGAAGAGCGAATCGGGCAAGTTCGAACTGCCCTCGTTCTGGGAGCGGATCGTTCGGCGCATCTATGGGCCGTGCTTCCCTGATGGCCGCCGGCAGGTGCAAACGGTCTTCGCCCTTCTCCCGCGCGGCGCCCGCAAGACCACGCTCGGCGCGGGCCTCGCTCTGCTCCATACCGTCGGCTATGAGCGCCGGCCGAACGGCCAGGCCATGGTCGCGGCCTCGGCCGAGGAAGACGCCCGGATTGCCTATGACGAAGCCGTCGGTATCGTGAAGGAAACGCCGTGGCTCGACGGCAGGATGAAGCTGAACGAGTCGACCTTCGCTCTGGCGCATCCAAAGTCCGGCGCATGGTTCCGTGCGCTCGCATCAACCGGCAAAGGCAAGCTCGGCAAGACACCGAATTTCGTCCTCGCTGACGAACTGATTGCGTGGGAGGGCGCCAACGCCCGGAAGATGTGGCAGGCGCTGCGCACGGGCCTCAGCAAGGCCAGGGGCTCGCTTCTGGTGATCATCACTCAGGCCGGGCGCGGACAGGAGAACCTTGCGTTCGATTTGCTCGGCTATGCCCGGAAGGTGCAGTCTGGCGAGATCGAGAACCCCGCCTTTCTGCCGATCCTGTTCGAAACCGATCCCGACGAGGAATCGAAATGGTCGGGCGACGGTGTCGAGGAGTTCGACGGCTGGGAGGATGAACGGCTCTGGCACTTCGTCAATCCGGGTCTCTCTCTCGGCTATCCCGATATCGACGGTTTGCGGGACTATGCTCGCGAGGCGCGCGAACGCCCCGCCGATCGTGACGCCTTCCGGCAGTTCCACCTCAACACCTGGAGCGACGCCAGCGCATCGCCCTTCGTCGAGATGGCGATCTATGACGAGGGAGCCGGCGAGGTCGATCTCGACGACAAGGAGGCTTCGCAGGAGTCGTGCTGGCTGGGCGTCGACCTGTCCAGCAACACCGACCTGACCGCCATCGTCGCGGCCTGGGGCAACCCTGAAGACGGCTATGACGTCTGGCCGTGGTTCTTCTGCCCGGCCGACAATCTCCAGCGCCGCGCCGATCGCGACGACGTTCCTTATCCGCTATGGGCCGAGCAAGGGCTGATCATCCCGACCGAAGGGAACATCGTCGATTTTCGGGCCGTCGAGGATCATATTCGCGAGCTTTGCGCCCGCTTTAACGTCGCCGAGATCGCCTTCGATCCGCACCTCGCAAGGGTGATGATGGCAAGCCTCGCAGAGGACGGCTTTCCCGCCGTCGAGATGCGTCAGGGCTGGGTGACGATGGCGCCGGCGATCAAGGAAGTTGAGCGCGCGATCATCGGCAGGAAGTTCCGGCACGGCGGCCACCCGATCCTTCGGTGGCACTTCGAAAACATCGCCGTCGAGAAGGACAAGGCCGGCAACGTCTCCTTTCACAAGGGCAAGAGCAAGGACCGCATTGACGGCGCCGTGGCGACAGCCATGGCCGTTGGCCGGGCGATGGCGGGCGATTCCAACCGATCCAGCTACGACGACGCAGACGACGACGTCGAGAGCTGGGCATGGGCATGAGGTGAAGAATGTCCGCTGTCACTGACGACGAACGGCTGATCGTCCTCGTCGAGGCGAGGATCAGGGACCTCGAGCGCAACATGGCGAGGGCCAGCGCCACCACCGGGCGCGAGTTCGGCCAAATGCGCCGTCACAGCCGAATGGCGACGACGGCCATGGAAGCAGACATGATCCGCTCGACGACACGGATCAACATGGCGCTCGCCTCCGTCTCAACCCGGATTGGAGCGGTCAGCACAGCGGCCAGCGCCCGGTTCGCGGCCATGGGCAGGAGTGCAACCGCACTCAGCGGCGCTCTCGGCATGGGCGGGCTTGCAACGATCGCGGGCGGCGCGGCTCTGACCAAGTTCGCGGGCGACTATCGCGACATTCAGAACGCGCTGAAGGTCGCCGGCCTTGAAGGCGAGAAGCTGACCGAGGTCTATGACAGACTGAGGGACTCCGCGCAGAAGAACGCCGCGCCGCTCTCTGCCCTCGTCGAGCTCTATGGCCGCGCCAGCCAGGTTCAAAACGAGCTCGGCGTCTCTTCCGAAGAACTCCTGTCCTTCACCGACCACGTCGCTCTGGCGCTCCGCGTGTCGGGCAAGAGCGCATCGGAGGCGAGCGGCGCGCTTCTTCAGCTATCGCAAGCCCTCGGCTCCGGCACTGTCCATGCCGAGGAGTTCAACTCAATCCTTGAGAACGCACTTCCCGTCGCGCAGGCGGCGGCGGCCGGACTGGAGGAGGCCGGCGGATCGGTGGCCAAACTCCGGGCGCTGATCAACGACGGCAAGGTGTCCAGCCAGGCATTCTTCCGCGCCTTCGAGGCGGGATCGGGTATACTGGAGGAGAAAGTTGCCGGGGCCGAGAAGACCGTCTCTCAGGGCTTCATTCGGCTGCAAAACGTGCTGATCGACACCACCGGCAAGCTTGACGACACGGTCGGGATTTCCGACGACGTGGTGGGCGCGCTGAACTCCATCGCAAGCGCTGTCGAGAACGCCGGCAGCTTCTTCGACCGCTTCGGCGGCGACATCAAGGGCGCGATCGACTGGCTCGATCAGCTTGAGACGAAGGCATACGACGCGGCCGAGGCTCTCGGCATTGCTGCCGGGCGCGCCATCAAGGGGGCATCTCCTGACGGGATGGTGAAGGATGCCTTCAACCGAACGGAAGGCTCCGGCAGCGGAGATGCCGCCAACGATGCCGCGATTTCCGATTGGCTCAACGGCAGGGGCAAGGGCGGCGGGCTCGTCATCGACATCACCGAAGGCACTCGGCCGAAGCCGGTCAGCCTGGACGACTATCCCGTCACCGGTGGCAGTGCCAAGGGCGGCAAGAAGGGGCGGGCCAAGGTCGACAGCTATCAACGCGAAATCGACCAGATCAAGGAGCGCACGGCCGCCATTCAAGCCGAAACGGCCGCGCAGGCCGGGCTTGATCCGCTGATCGATGATTATGGCTATGCCGTCGAGAAGGCCCGCGCGAAGCAGGAGCTTTTGAACGCCGCACAAGAGGCCGGCATCGCGATCACGCCCGAGGTGACGGCCAATATCGAGAAGCTCGCCGATGCCTATGCCAGCGCCTCAGCTTCCGCCGATAAGCTGGCGGAAAGCCAGGACCGGGCGCGCCAGTCGGCGAAGGAAATGGCGGGCGTTGGCCAGGAGGCAGTCAAGGGCTTCATCTCCGACCTGCGCGGCGGCGCCAGTGCTGGCGATGCCTTGAGCAACGCCTTGAACAGGATCGCCGATAAGCTGATCGACATGGCCGTCAATAAGCTGATGGAGAATGCCCTCGGCGGCCTCGGCGGGGCAGGCGCGGCCGATCCATGGGCCGGACTCCGTGGCACTGGCGGCGGGGGCCTTGGCGGACTCGGCGGATTAATCGGCGGCGTCCTCTCGCTTCTCGGCCTCGCTGAAGGCGGTCAGGTGGACGGGCCTGGAACGGCCACCTCCGACAGCATCCCCGCCATGCTCTCCGATGGCGAGTTCGTGGTGAACGCCAAGGCGGCGAAGAAGCACGGCTCTCTCCTCGAGGCGATCAACGGCGGCGGGCTGGAACACTTCGCCGCTGGTGGCGCGGTAGGAGGCGCCCGTTCCTATGCGCCCGTGTCGCCGAGGGCTCCAGCCGCCAGCCATGCGCCGCAGATCAACTTCAAACAGGAGGTGGTGAACAGCTATGGCCCTGACGTCTCCGTCCGCAACGAAGAGCAGGACGACGGACAAGGCGGGAAGGTCATGCGGACCTTTGTCGAGAAGATCGTAGACGATCGGACGCTCAAGGGCGGCACGCCGCTACAGCGCAGTCTCAAGCGATCCGGCATCCGCGGGCCGTTGAGGACGGGGTGATTGCGATGAACGTCTGGCCCGCCACCCTTCCGCAGCGTGCCCAAGTCGAAGGCTATCAGGCCGGCCTCGGCGACGGCCGCTTGCGTAGCACGACCGACGCCGGCGGCGCGAAGGTGCGTCGGCGGTTCTCCTACGCGCCGCGCCCGCTCAAGCTGACGATGGAGATGAACGCCGATCAGCTGGCCACCTTTCAGACCTTCGTCGAGGGCTCTCTCGGCGGCGGTGTTCTGCCGTTCCAGATCCCCGCACAGGGCGAGGAAGGCACATGGATCGTGCAGCTCGGCCAGTCCATGCCGCAGTGGTCGCCGATCAGTTGGAACCTTTGGCGCGTCTCGCTCGACCTGTTGGTGCTGTCATGAACGCTCAAGAACGCCTTCAACGCCAGCTCGTCGCCGCTGTCACCAGCGCAAAGCCGCGTGTGCCGGAAGCCGGACGCCTCCTTTGGCGCTGGTTCGGCGAGCTTCACGACGCGCGCGGCTACGGAATGACCGGGCCGAACCCGATCTCCTTCGCCGAGATCGAGGCATGGGCGCGCCTTCGCCGGTTGCCGCTCCAGCCGCATCACGTCGAGATCCTGCGGGCCATGGACGCGGCCTGGATCGAAGCGGCGCAAAAGCGGAGCGCTCCAGGCGCGCCGCCGGCGGCGGCACGCACGACAGACCAGAAGATCAATCCAGCAGCTTTCGACGCGGTGTTCGGGTAATGGGAAAGCGACGCGGAACATACGAGATCGACTTCGGCCGTGGTTGGTCGAGCGGCTATAGAGAGTATCGCTACGGCTCATTGAGACCAGTCACGCTCGCCGGCAAGAAGCCCGATCCGGTCTTCCGGGGCGATCAGCGGGAGCACGCTGTCGAGCGCGCAATGGGTGTTCTGCGCGACTGGAAGCAATCCCCGTTTGAGCACGAGGGGCCGGTCAGGGCCGGCATCCGCTCCGCGCTCTGCCTTCGCGGCCACGGCTGGCACAAAGCCGATAGACAGGCGGAAACGATCGTCAGCGATGCCTTTCAGCTCCTGGGGGTGAAGCGCCCGAAATGGGAGGAAGGCCAGCGCCACTATGTCGAGCCGCGAGAGAACTGCAAATGGTGCTCCGCTCCTATCGAGGATGGCGACCGACTTTCCGGGTTCTGCTGCCTTGAGCATGCGCGCGCAGCACACCAGCATTGGGGCTTCGAGACCCGCACCAACGCAAACCGGGCTTATGCCGAGGTGAGCCGGGCCATCAGCCGGCTCGGCCAGAAACCCCGCGTCTGCGATCAATGCGGCGCGAGATTCCGACCGCAGTGGGAGACATCGCAGCAGCGGTTCTGCTCTCGCGAATGCCTGGCACTATCCCAGCGCGTTCCGACGAGGGTATTCACCTGCGCCGCATGCGGGAAGGGTTTCGAGGTCGACGCGACGACGTCAAGAGGTAGTCGAGGGCGCCGCTTCTGCTCGCCGGAATGCGGCAAGATGGCCCCGAAGCTCCAGCCTACGACGATCCGCGAATGCGTGGTCTGCGGCAGCCGCTTCGCTGCGAAGTCATCCCTCGCGAAATTCTGCGGGAATGCGTGCAGCCTGACCCATGGCCGGCTCAGCAGGGGGAAGATGCCCAAGAGCGCGACGCCGACAGCTTTCGACTACATGCTCGTGCAGCAGGGCGCCAGGATCACAGGAGAGGTGAGGTTGGTGGCTTAGCCTCGCACCCGCGCGCGTGGAGCCACGGACGTGGCAACGGGCAAATTTGCCCGAGGTTGCCTCCCTTATCCTCAGACTGAGGAAAAGCGGTAGGCTCTCGCACGCGCGCGCGAGATCAGTGCCTACCTGAACAGCCTCGCCAGCAGCGACCAAAAGCTGATGCTGGTGCGGCTGTAGACCCGGTTGTAGGCAGCGCGCTTTGGGTTGGTCAGCCAGCCATAGCCGCGCGGCGCCTTGAGCCCGAGACTGTGCCGGACGAATCGCGCCGGAGATGTCCGAGCCGCGAAGCTCTTGCGGATCGATGGGCGTCGGACGCCGAATTTCATCGGGGCTCCTCTCTGATCGTCAGCGGCATGTCGACGTCTAGCTTCACGCCATAGTGGCCTTGCCCACGGCGACCACGATTCCATCCCCCGACAATCAGCGCGTCAACCTTCAGGTGCTCGCCGGAAAGCTTCTGTCGGCTAAGGAGTTGCCGGTAGGCCGCAGCATCGTCGCGCGGTAGATACGCCACCACCAGCCCGTCAATGACTACAGCGACAGCATTCGAATCGTAGGGGTTGGTCGGCTCCTCGACGAGCAACGCCTCGACTTCCATCTCGTGGCCATCATCGGTCTTGCCTCCGCATATGCGGTTCAGTTCGGCCTGATAGTGGCTCTCTCCGACGACATCGAGCTCATAGTCGCCCGATCCCTCTATCGCGTACTGCACTCGCTGCGGCTTCGATCCAAACAGCCAGCCGAGCAGACCCAT